TTTATGCCGCGCGGAAACAACAACTTCGGCAAGGATATTTCTGCTCCTCATGAAAGAGGAAAAGTCACATACAAATATACAAGCGGCGGCACAGAATATGAAGGACGTGTTGCAACAGGTTCTGGACCTGCTTCTTGGTCGCACGATGGAACGAATGAAGGCATTTTCGACCTCAACGGGAACATATGGGAATGGGTTGATGGCTTGAAGTTGATTGACGGCAAAATCTATGTACACCAGGACAACAACTTCAATACACCAGAAGGATATCGCCTAGTCGATCAATGGGTTGACACAGGCGTGTATTTCGATAACACGACCCCAGGAAGTGCAAACACTACTCCAGCTGATGTTGGTGGCGACCCTATTTTGGGAGCGGAAAGAAAAAATCCGATGTTTACTACTGACCCAAGCACTGATGCTTACTATGGTTTTAGCTATACGACCTTTGAAACGTTGGGAGCTAAATCCGGCTTCGCGGTTCCGGATCTATTGAAGTATCTCGCTATCGCTCCTATCGACGCAAACCATGGCGGAGACAGCATCTTGGTGCGTAACTACGGTGAGCGCCTTCCGATTCGCGGTGGCTACTGGGGCCTTGGGTCGAGTGCAGGCGTCTTTGCGTTGATCCTGGACCCCGCTCGGTCGTACTCGGATCCTGGCATCGGCTTCCGCTCCGCGTATATCGCGTAATCTGGAATCTGAGAAACTGTGAATCTGACAGGGTCCGCGATAGCGGGCCCTCGCGTTTTGAGGTGATTTCATGGCAAATAAAGAAGATTTAAAAGTACTTCAAAAATGCTATGACATGATCTTATATGGGTATACTGCGCTACGGCAGTATCCGAAAAGTGAAAAACATACACTTGCAGCAGAAACCAAACGATCAATGTATGAATTATTGGGACTTATCATTCGTGCCAATAAGCGATATTACAAGAAAACAACATTACAAGATATTGATGTGGAATTAGATAATTTACGTTATTTAGTCAGATTAGGGAATGGATTAGGATTTCTTCCGTTCAAAAAATATGAAAATTGGTCACGGCTACTCGATGAATTGGGGAGAATGGTTGGTGGCTGGATGAAATCGATTAAACAATAAGGTGTTCAAAAGTACATATTGGGGAACGGGCCATATTTGTGAGCGTGTCGCGATTCGCGGTGGCAACTGGGACAATGGGTCGAATGCAGGCGTCTTTGCGTTGAACCTGAACAACGCTCGGTCGAACTCGAATCATGACATCGGCTTCCGCTCCGCGGTTCTCCTCGCCCGAAGCTCCAAGCGCAACGCGCTTGAAGACAGTGCGCAGGAAAACGGGTCCGTTCCCCTGCCCAATCACTTTTTTTGTCGGGCAAAAAATTGAATTGCTGGCGAATCAGTTAGTAGGCTTCTGCTCCGAAGGGTGATACAGTCAGCTAAAAACATACTTTGGAGAGGATTCTGAGACGATGAAACGGTTTGGGAACTTATACGAACAAATTATCGACTACGAGAATCTTTGGATAGCTTACTTAAATGCCAGAAAGAACAAGAGATTTCGAGGTGATGTGCTGGAGTTTACACACAATGTAGAGGAGAATCTCATTCAGATACAAAATGAATTGATTTATAAAAACTACAAAGTCGGCCGTTATCGAGAGTTTTATGTATATGAACCAAAGAAACGCTTGATAATGGCGCTTCCTTTTCGCGACAGAGTGGTTCAGTGGGCGATTTACCAAGTTATTGAGCCGCTATTCGATCGTCAATTTATTAAAGATTCATACGCCTGCCGAAAAGGAAAAGGTGTTCAAGCTGCAGCAGATCGCTTGCAGTATTGGATGAGGAAACTGGATAGAAGCTGCGAAAATCCTTATTACTTGAAACTCGATATTTCGAAATATTTTTACCGGATTGACCACGATGTGCTGATTTCCATTCTACGCCGAAAAATAAAGGATGAAGATTTAATGTGGCTGTTAGAATCTGTCATTCATTCAGAGGATACAAAGTTTGGCGTCCCGCTTGGCGATCATGACTTTGAACAAGAACGCATTGACGGCATAGGAATGCCAATCGGTAATTTAACTTCTCAATTGTTCGCAAACCTTTATCTTAATGAGCTTGACCAATATGCAAAGCATGAGTTGCATGCGCATTACTATATTCGTTACATGGACGATGTCGTTATCTTACATCCCGATAAAAGAGAGCTTTGGAAAATGCTTGAAGAGATAGATATATTTTTGAGAAGTGAATTACGTCTTCAATTAAACAATAAAACTGCCATCCGCCCTATTCGTCAGGGTATTGAATTTGTTGGCTATCGTATATGGCCGACTCATAGGAAATTAAAAAAGAAAACCACCAAGAAAATGAAAAGGCGCTTGAAATATTTAAAAAAGGCTTATGCCCGAGGGGAGGTGAGCGCCGATGAAGTACGGTCTACTCTCATGTCTTATCTGGGTTACATGAAACACGCGGATTGTCATCGATTGAGGCAGAAAGTTTTAAAAAATTTCGTTTTAAAAAGAGGTGTATGAGCAGCTGAAAAGCTGTTTTTATTTTGTTGTAGAAAGGGTGATTAACTTGACGATCGAAGTCGGAATGTTAATCGCAGTGCTTTCGCTTATTATCAGCTATCTTGCATATTCGTTGAACAGAACAAAAGCACTCAAAACGGACAGCCAAGAAAGTGCGGAGTTGAAGGCCGAGTTAGGGTACATCAGAAAGGGGGTTGATGATATTCGAATTGACTTAAAAGCAAACGAAAGACAGATGATTGCGCTGGGCGAACGAATCACGCGCGTAGAAGAGAGTTCCAAGCAAGCTCATAAACGGTTAGACGCATTAGAAAAGGAGATGAGCTACAATGGATAAAGCGAGTGTATCGCGTTTTGCTCTGCTCATTGTCGCTGTTATCAACGCTGTATTAAACATGCTTGGATATCAGACAATTCCCGATGATTTAGTGAATGATATTGTTGCTGTGGTATCCGGAATTTATGCGCTATACATGGGCTGGAAAAATAACTATCTCAGCAAGAAGGGGCGCAAGCAAAAAGAGGTATTAGAAAAACATGGATTATCTTGAAGGGCAGCGATGGCGCTGCTCTTTATCTTTATCTTTATTAAACAAGGAGGAATGTGCCGTGTTCACCCCAACTTATCATGAGAGAAACTTGAATAATCTCTCCAAACTGGCTCCTAATACAAAAAAAGCGGCTATGGAATGGTACAATTGGTGCGTTGCGAACGGTATCGACATTCTCATCTATGAAACAAAACGGACAGAAGAACAGCAACGCTATTACGTCGCTAGTGGTAAATCGCAGACGATGAAATCTTATCACCTTGTCGGACAAGCTCTCGACTTCGTCCCAATCGTTGACGGAAAAACGGACTGGAATGGATACGGCCGACCGGAAATTAAAAAAGCCATTGCGAAGGCAAAGCAATTAGGATTTGAGTGGGGCGGCGACTGGAAGGGATTTGTCGATAAGCCGCATTTGCAATACAATTACAAAGGGTATGGAACGGATAAGCAGCTAGATACTAAACAAGTCGCTAATGCTTCGGTTGCTTCAAAAAACGTACAGAAACAACAGACATCGACTGGTGATGCTATTGTTCCGTATCCCGGCAAGCCGTTGAAAATCGGTTCAAAGGGAAAGGATGTCGAACGCATTCAACGAGCGTTAAAAATTAAAGTGGACGGTGTTTTCGACAAACAAACAGAAGCCGCAGTAAAAGCATATCAGAAACGAAAAGGGCTTGTTGCGGATGGAATTGTCGGGCCGAAAACGTGGAATATGCTCTTCTAAAATTACGAACCCTGCCTTTTGGCAGGGCTTTTTTTATTTTTGCGGAATTGATTATTAGGAGGTGATACCATGTTTGAAATTGTGGGAAGATTGCGTTGTCCTATTTGTTCGGAAATAGTTACGATTGATGACAAAGTGTTCCTCGACATTATTAACACCATTATCCACAAAAAATGTTACTACCAATCTTCACGCCGTCTCCCGATCAAAGATGAAGGCCCATTCCAGAAAATGCTTCTAAAATATCCATTTTTCAAATAGAAAAAACCTTCTCATTCAAGAAGGACATTTTTTTATTTTCATGCAACACCCTTGCTAGTATAATGTTGGCAGGGGGTGTTAAAATGAAAAAC